TATCGGGGTGCAGCCAGAAAGCTTGGCAAAGCGGAATCAACAATACGCAGCATAATAAAGAGACTGGAAAGACTAGGGCAAGTTCCTTGGAAGTCAGGGGCACCAACGCCAGCACATTTGAATGTCGGCAAGACAACTGTCCAATACGATGGTGCCGGAAATGTTATCCAAGAGTGGAGAAGGCTATACCCGGAAGCGCAGGGCATGCAGGATTTTGTGGATGGGCTGTGCGATCAAGTCAAAGGCTTGGGTAAAGCACCCGTAAGAAAATCGCGCAAGACAGATACTGAAGAATTGCTTTTTGAACTAGATATTTTTGATGCACACGTTGGTATGTACGCCGACGAAAAAGAAACCAAAGACGCTGACTACAACTGTGATATTGCAGCGGCCCGAATGGTACAGGCCGCCGAGGGTTTAGCCGCAAGAGCAAGACGGCCAGGAAAATGCGTCCTGGTATTCGGAGGTGACATGATGCACAGCGACAATCGAAGCAATCAGACAGAGGCCAGTGGGCACGTGCTCGACGTTGATACCCGGTACCATAGGGTGGTAGAGTATTTGATCCGTGCTTGCAGAGATGTTGTACAGGTTGCTGCCTCTATTGCCGCTGAGGTAGAGATTGTAGTGCTAGAGGGTAATCACTCTTGGCACTCCGAAGTGTGGCTTTCACGGGTTCTAGATGCCTATTACAGCCAATGCCCAAACATTAAGGTCAAATCTGATCCCTCCCCTAGGAAGCACATGGTGTTCGGCGACAATTTATTACTGTGGGCGCACGGCGACAGGATTGCGGCACAAAAGTGGCCCATGATTATTGCCGCTGAGTTTGCTAAGGAGTGGGGCCAAACCAAGTACCGACACCTTAAGATGGGCCACATACACCATAAGAAGACAATTGCACCAGTTATTGTTGACGAACAGTCGGGCCTGGTGGTTGAGTACCTAGAGGCATTATGTGCCACGGATGCATGGCACTCTGGAGCTGGCTTTGTTGGAAGCCAAAAAGGGGCAAGTGCGTTTGAGTATCACAAGACCGAAGGACTAACGACACGATATTTTAAATCTATATGAAATTAATTGCGCTCAATGGAGCTAAAACAGTTGGTAAAACAACAATCGCCAAGGCACTACAATTTCGAAGTAGAGATGTTAAAATTTTATCCTTTGCGACCCCTTTACGTGCAATGCTTAACGCAATAGGTGTTGAGGATCGATATTTGAATTTAGATAAAGAGGAGCCGGTCCCCGGTCTTGGAAAGTCAGCTAGGGACATGCTTTGCACTCTGGGCACTGAGTGGGGCCGAGGAATGGTCAATGAGTCAATTTGGCTTTGGGCTATGGGCAGACAAATTGACGAGCTGGTTTACAACTCCAAGAGACCAGATGATTTAATTATAGTCATAGATGATTGTAGGTTTCCAAATGAGGCCGACTGGGTTAAGTGTAGTGGGGGGAAGGTTGTTTGTTTGTTTCGGGACGGGATTGAATATACAAAAGGCCACGACAGTGAATTGCCACTGCCTGAGAATTTGATAGATTACAAACTTGATGCGGGTGACATTCAAAATTCTGTAAATATAATCCTTCCAATTTAACCTTTTATAGTTTAAACATTCTGTATGCCAAACGATGCCTACAGCGAAGCAATTAAAGAGGCTTATGCCTCCGCCCCAACGGACATAGTCATAATTGATACACTTGAGATAAGTCACCCCTCTTTACCTGGGGGGACTATGTGGTTATCAAAAACCCTGGTTGACTACACTTTAACACTTGAGGATGGAGTAACCAATCAGCTCTTCGGCGCAACTGGTTTTGAATTTAAACTGCCAGCGGCGGGGGAGAATGGTCTTCAGGAGCTAGACATTGTGATAGACAATGTTGATAGGCGTGTCAGTGAGTTCATGAATGCGGTAAAAGACTCAAAGGATCCCGTCAAGCTCACCTACCGACCGTACTTGTCTACAGATTTAACCGCACCACAGTTGGACCCCCCTTTGGTTCTGAATGTAACGGATGTCAAAGCAGACGTATTTAAAGTGACTGCAAGAGCGACATTCGCCGACCTTTTAAATAAGAAGCACCCACTACAGATGTACACCAGAGCGAGGTTTCCAAGCTTGGGGGGCTCATAGAGGAATGGACAAGCACTGGGCAATTGATTATATAGGTTTACCTTGGGTAGCCGGGGGAGTAGGACCCGATGAGTTTGATTGCTGGGGCCTAGTTATAGATGTTTACTCAAAATTCAAGGGTGTAGAACTACCCAGAATGGCTGGTGTTGATCGGAGGAACCCTGTGGACATCTATAAAGAGATATTAAAATACAGAAAATTAGAGTCTGTAACCAACATGGGGTTTTATGAAGTTACTCAACCACAAGAGTTTGACATAGCATTACTTGGCAGATCTAATAACTGCCATCATGTTGGGGTATTTACAGATGGCTCCGGTAGTGGTATTGTACATTGCGCTGAAGCTTCGGGGGTAGTATTTGAAACCAGGTCCCAACTTAAAATTGAAAGGTACAACAAAATATTCTATTACAGATATGGCCAAAGCGATACACATAACTAATCCCTTCTCGAAAAAAATCGAAACAATCTTTGATTTCGAGAAAAACGAGACCGTTTTGGATGCAGCTGCGAAGTTGTACGGGGATGGTAATGCTGACTTTGTAGTTCCAACAATTTGCATAGTCGGTGACAAACCATTATTGAGAAAAGAGTGGGTGTCTTATATACCAGAGGACTCCGAGGTTGTAAGCTTTGTTGCAGTGACTGGAAATCCCGTTGTCTACATAATCATAGCCGTCGTTGTTTCTATTGCGGTCAGTTTGTTAATGGTTGTGACACCCCCCAAAATGGGGTCGATACCTGAACCTGACCCTGTGTTCACCCTACGGGGCCAAACTAATAAAGTAAAGCTGGGTGATCCAATTGAAGACCACTATGGTCGTGTCAGAATTTTCCCTTCATACGCCGCCATATCTTATAACAAGTACATAGACAATGAACAGTATCTGTATTCTTTGTTTTGTCTTGGTCAAGGCGAGTTCGAAATTGAGAATGTATTTGTTGAGGATACCAATATCAATAACTTTGACGATACTGAGTATGTAGTCTACGAGCCAGGTGAAACAGTTGATTTGTTTAGGGACAATGTTGAAACTTCTAACGAGGTTGCTGGGATTGAAATGTTTGGTCCCAATGAGCCTGAATATGACAGTTGGGTTGGACCCTTCGCCGCTGGTGGGCCACAAAGTTCATCTGACATCATTGAAGTTGATGTCATTATCCCACAGGGCCTAAACTATTCAAACGATGAGGGCGGGCTAGATAGCCGTACTGTAACTGCATCGTTTCAATATCGGCAAATTGATCAAAATGGTGACCCGGTTGGGAATTGGCTAGTATTAAGTGAGTTCTCAAAGACATTGAGAACTGTGACTCCACAAAGATACACCCTGACGAAGGTAGTACCTTCCGGCAGATATGAGGTTCGGGCCAGAAGAACTAATAACAAGGACACAAACTTCCGCGCAAACAATACTGTCAAGTGGGAGAGTCTCAGAGCTTTTTTGCCAAATGTTGGCAACTATGGTGACGTAACATTGTTGGCTATAAGAGCACGGGCTAGTAATAACTTTAATGATAGCTCAAGAAGCCAGATCAATTTGTTTGCAACTCGTAAACTGCCAATCTGGAACGGTGTACAATGGTCCAACCCTGTCGCAACTCGGTCAGCCGTTTGGGCCATGGCCAACATCTTTAGGTCAATCTATGGAGGCAACGTCACTGAAGATAAGTTCTTCGATCTTGATGATTTCCTTTTAAAGGATCAACAGCTTAACGCAGAAGGCAGAACTTTCGACTGGACCTTTGATACTAGAGGGACCGTCTGGGAGGATGCCGCAATGGTTTGTAGAGCTGTTCGTGGAAGGCCACTCTTGAGGGGCTCGATTATAACAATCGCTTTAGAGAGATCAAAAACAATACCAACGGCTGTTTTTGGCCCAAACAATATTGTAAGCGGCTCACTTGAATGGGACATAAAAATCTACAATCAGAACGAGTACGATGGTATCGAGGCGGAGTACGTTGATCCCATAACTTGGAAATCAGAAGTCCTGGTGTGTGCGTTGCCAGATTCTGGTGCGGATTACCTAGAGCCAATGAAGTTCCCTGGTATCACCAACAGGGACATTGCTTATCGCGAAGGTATGTACGAGGAAAGTAAGCGAAGGTACAATAGAGAGAATGTAACCTTCTCGACTGGACTTGAGGGTCACATACCAACTTGGGGTGACTTGATACTTGTTCAGCATGATTTACCAAAGTGGGGTCAAGGCGGCAGGTTGTTAGCTTTCCAGGGTTTAGTACTACAACTTGATAGTGAGGTTACCTTCACAACTGGTGAGGTTCACCAAGTGGTATTGAAAGATAAAACAGGTGCTGCCTCTGGGCCGCACATAGTAACAGAAGTAGTCGGTGACCCTTATAAAGTTGAGCTCCAAAGTCCTATAGACTTAAGCGTCTTTGATTTTTCTAGTACACATGAGCTACCAATCTTTGCATTTGGTGTGCAGAACCTTGAAGGCAAACTTTTAACCGTTGTTGATGTTTCAACCAATGGTGAAGAAGAAATCTCGATAACCGGGGTCAACTATGACTCTAGAGTTTTTTACTACGACACACAATCCCCTGCACCTCCGCTACCTGGCCCGAGTGTAATCGACTCATGGAGCCTTCCCAAGGTCAATGGCCTTGGCTACAGTTTAAGCAATGATGCAAGTCGTGTCACGATACTCTGGAACGCAATTCGATCCGCGAGATTGTTCATTGTCCAGTGGTCTGATAATTTAACAACATACATTGATTCGGTAGAGGTTACTGACAATACTCTCACATTGGATGTACCTTACACCCCAATGTATATCCGTGTAGCTGCCGTAACTGATTTAGGTCAAGGACCGTGGTCAGGTGTTACTTTGTCACAAAGTGCTACGGAGGCCGCGGTTCCAGTTCTCCCATCCAATGTAACTGTTGTTTCTGGCTATGGCTCGTTGCAAGTATACTGGGATACCCAAGCTGGTGCAGACTTCTATGAAATTTCAGCTAAACCATTTGCAAATGATGCACCATCAGCAGATGCCATAAGTGAGATAAACAATTACTTACTAGTTGGGCTGGGTGGTAATGAACTAATATATTTCCGAGTTAGAGCCGTCAAAACACTAACAACTGGGACACTGCTTTATTCCGCTTGGTCAAACCCTGTTGAGGGTACGACTAATGTCGTTATAGGTCAAAATTACTACGGACCAACCGCACCACCAGACCCTGGTGGGGTTTCAGCGGAAGGTGCAATTTGGTTTGATACTAACGATGGTAATAGAATGTACCGTTGGAGCGGCTCCGCTTGGGTAGACGTTCAAAAAGTCTTGGAGGCGGATGACTTCGGTCTTGGTATCCGTCCAATTCAGATTGTATCGGCACTCCCAATACTGCCAGATAGTGATTACCCTGATGGCTCACAGGTAACTTTGACCACAGATGACTACAGACTGTACCGTAACAACGGTGGCACCTGGGACTACTCAGTAAATACAGAACAGATCGACAACGGCGCGATCACCACCATTAAGATCGAAGATGATGCAATCACCACCATTAAGATCGAAGATGATGCAATCACCAATATCAAGATTATAGATGGTGCCGTTGTAGCGGGTAAGATTGCGGATGATGCTGTAGTTGCAGCTAACATCGTCAATGGAGAAATCATAGCTGGTAAACTCGGAGATAGTGCTGTAACGGCTGGCTCTATTGCGACTGATGCTGTAACTGCGGATAAGATCTTAGCTAATTCTATCACAGCCACTAAGATTGATGCCGATGCTGTAACTGCCGATAAGATTGCGGCTAATGCTGTTACAACAAGTAAACTTTTGGTCAGTGGCCGTGGCGCGGCTCTTAATGCTGATCCAGGATGCCAAGACTCTTCGGCGTGGGTTAAATATCCTAATAGTTTATCGAATGCAACTTTTACGACTATCACTGATGGTTTAGTAGGTAACAATGTAATAAGAGGTTCAAACAGGGCATGGTATAACGGGGACGATCGTTTGCCATTCGACCCAAACAAAACGTATCGTATCCGTGGTGTAGTTAGAAGGTCTTCCGCCACCGCTGATGGGACATGCTACCTTGGGGTCGCATTGTTTGATTCTAATGGCACCAACATAAGTGGCAATGGCACCCAGTGGTTTTATGCAGGTGGTGGGAGTTTTCTCCCTGGTACTGATTTTACACTTCGCTCCGATGAGTTTGGCTTTGATACGACCGAAACCTTCCCAGCCAATGCCAGAACGATGGCACCTTTAATTATTCTCAGTTATAATGCTACTACTGGATACATGGAGGCCCAAGATATTCGTATAGAAGAGAAAATCAATGGTGAGTTGATAGTGGACGGGGCGATTACTGCCGATAAGATTGAGGCTAATGCCGTTACTGCCGATAAGATTGAGGCTAATGCCGTTACTGCCGATAAGATCTTAGCTAATTCCGTAACTGCCGATAAGATCTTAGCTAATTCCGTAACTGCCGATAAGATCTTAGCTAATTCCG